ACCCCCTACTAGATGTAGGGGGTAAAGTCTAATGGAGAACAACATCGAGTATCGAGTTGTCATATTTTGTGTATCACATAGTTCTCCATACACGTAAACCTAATTTTTCGTTTTCTACGCAGATTTGCACTTCAAGCTCCCATGATTTCATTTTTGCAACACTTTTTAATTGTTTTGCACCTTTTTCTGTATTTATGCATGGCAAAAAGAACGAGGAACCTACGTCCATGTTCTCCCAGTTTATAATAACTCTAAGCCCATCAGGGTTTAGGTCATCAAGTTTCATCACCTTCTGATCCATCTGGAACCTCATCAAAACCATCAAACGTCATCTGCAATACATCTTGCGGCGGCATGTTAAAGTCTGTACCTTTAGTCAAACGTTTCTTCACACGCTTTGCATTTTTCTTCTTTTTAAGATCATCGACTAAAGACGCATAGTTTATCTGCTGATCTGTACACCAATCCTTAAAAGGTTTTATCCGCAAGAATAGCGCTTTGGTGTCAGGTTCATATCTAGCTATCAACTGTCCACGAGGTGAAGCTGTTATGGGCACTAACTGATCCAGACCATTATCATGCTTACCCCGTAGGTCTTCAGTGCTTTCGATCCTAAGTATGTTGTTGTAGTTTTCTGATATGTAGTTACCTAGTGTCTCATCTACGGAAGCGCCTATATCGTTTACAAAGCTATTTCTACGTATCAGTTCTTGGACTACCCATTTATAAACCTTACCTACATCATAGTTAACGAACCCTAGTTTTTTGGCAATCATCAGCCCTGCTATTATTACAGCGTTGCCGTTTGACCAGAAACGATTCTCAGGTCCAAGCCCTGCCGCTTCGTCTAGTTTTGTCTTTATAGACTGCACAATCTTACGAGCTTCATCTTTGTTGTTTATCACCCACTGTATATATTTTGGCCCTATCCAACCGTAGTTTACTTGAATATCCTTGTGTAAGGCCGTTGTAGCTCGTGTGTCTACCGCACCAGATATTAGGGGTCTAACTTTTATTTCAAACAACCGCTGCATCTCTGCTTTCGGCGTAGCTTTATCACGGCTTAATATCTCCCACGCGCTTGTGTTGCCAGAACTGAGGGCTAGTAGTTTCCACGGCTTACCACGTACACGCTCTTCGTTGCCATTTGCTGCTAACCTGTTTTTCTGACGACCACTTGATACTTGATACACATACTCAGACATTTGCCCACTTTTGACGTTAGTCATCTCATCAGATATAAGAGGTAAGCTATGCATGACTTCACCACGGTTCATACGGGAATTGTGGGTATCCGACTGCTCTAGCGACAGCTGAACTGGATCACCCCATATAGACATAGCGCCATACTGCGCTGTAGTCTTACCTACACCTGTTTCACCGTAAAGATGTATAGCCATACTATTTAACCCTGTTAACGCCATCAGAGGGGACCCAAAACCCACACCAACCACGTATTGATGCATCTCAAACCCCTCTCTGTCATAGAAGTTTAAAAGTTCTATGTTCTTTTCTTCTGACCCTTTCGGCTCAAAGTTATCCATAAACCCCGATGTTTTGGAAGAAGGTGGATTATACGTTATCTCAACCCCCTCAACAAGTTGCTCCCCTAGTACAAAAGCTGCCATGTTTTCATCAACCCAACCAAACTGTCTGTGTGCTTCCGATGCTGTTGATGTGTGCTGTAGTTCATCTACCCATTTTGTTGTATATGCCATAAGTTTATCCAAATTTTTGCCCCATGCAGTGACGCCTTCTCGTGCCATACTCTTACGAAACTCTTCTCTAGAAGTTACATGTGTAAGTGGTACAGTAAATTGACGTACACCGTCACGAGGTAAGTGTAAGCGAAACACTAGCGTTTCGCCAAGTTCTTCGTCATGTAAACGACGAGTAATATAAATATCGTGGTGGTATATTAGTTCTTCTTCTATATCCCCGTCAGCATTGCTGCCACGCAGGAAAACACCACCTGCTGTTCCTCTAAAATACGGTTTAGGGAATATAGGTATGTCGTATAATTTACCCGACACAGGAGCTTCTATGGTAACTTCACCATCTGTTTCTTTGATACGTTTGCCTAACACAATCGGAGATTTTATTTGATCTCTAAGGGGGCATTCGTTGCAAACACCTTCGTTTAGTTCGTTAAACCTGTCACAAGTATATGGCCCTTTTATCTCGTCCATCTTTTTGTACATAGCTGTCGCATTGTAGTCAGGATGCCTACTGGATATTTTTTCTGCAGCTACTTCGCTGTCCACACAAAACTTTGCAATCGACAACCCTGCTCTCCACATAGGTTCGCTAACTTCATCTTGCTTAGTTGCAATGTACTGCAGTTGCTTACATCCACGCCCTTGCAGTGTTTTCTGCATAATAATTTTAAAAATATTCTCGGAGTTGTCAGCGTACGCTTCATATAATGCGTCCGTTCCTAGGTCTATCTTTGTAACTGGCTTCAAATCAACGCCTAGCTTTTCGATAAATTCAGATAAAACCACAGGCCTTATTGGTTCTACACCGTACAACATAACAGGCAAAGGATTGTCATCTTTGTAGTTATGCGTATTCGGTACTCTCAATATACGAGCCACGTCAGCCGTTACTGCGGGATCAGCAAGCAAACCTTTTTCGGCACAGGCTTGTTTTAATCGTTCTGCCGCGTCTACCCACTCCTCCGCCGAAACCGCTTCGGTTAGGGGCCAATAAACATGAACGCCTCGCCCGCTGTTGACCATTGTAGGCTTAGGCAGAGAAAGATCTTTACAGAAGTTACGTAACGCGGATACGGCGAGCTGTTGTGTGGCGTATTCCTTCGAAGGTCCACAGTCCAGATCAAGGAACAAAGCTTTCAATTCTTGAGCGTTGTCACCTTTACGATTAGTAGGTTCTTTAAATGTGCTGAGTGCGAAGTATACATCTAGGCCATCATTATCATACTTGTGTGCCGCTTGCTCTACTTCCTCTATGGTGGCGTAGAACTTTTGTATCCTTATATTATCTTTCGCTCTCGCAGCGAATACGCAGTAGTTACCGTTACTACTCAGTACCCCCCGTAAAAATTCTGTTGTTTCCATAATGCTGCTCCAAAATATGTCGTGGCGAGGCGGAGAAGTATGGAAGCCCCACCACGACAATGACTATTGTTAATGCTTCCCAATGGGTTAATCGTCCCAATCATCAACAATAGACGCAAGGTCTTCATCAGGTGGCGGAGCAGCGCCCTCTGCTTTCTTGGAGACCTTTTTCGGTGCAGGTACTTCACCCTCTTCGACAGGAGCGGTATCTGCTGTACTTAAAAATACTGTGGATGGATCGTCCTCGTCATCTATAACCCAACCATCGTCAACCGCAGCAAAAGGAGAATGTTGTTTCTTCTCGACAAGTTTAATTACTTGCACAGCTTTTATACGTAACGACACACCACAAGTACTCATGTTGTAAGGGACTAAGTTTATCCCCAAGTTTACAAGGCTACCGGTTGTAAGTCTAAACTCAGGTGGCAACTTCTTGTTGTTTGAGTCCACAATTAACGGTGGGTCAGTAACCTTACCTTTGAACTGCCCTCTTAGTTGCACCGAACCGATAAAATTACCTTCGTCATCTTTATCAAAAACCTCTACAGGTTTCGGCATAGCAGGCCAATTCTTAGCCGCTTCAGCTTTGTAAGCAGCCGCCATATGTTTGTATAGCTCTTTAGCCTGACCTTCTGTCATTTTAAAGTCCATCTCGTACTTGGCATTCTCTTCAGTAGGTCCACAAGGTACTGTTTTACCCTTAGGTGGAATAGAATTATCATACCTGTAAGTTTGATCTAACTTTGGATACAGGGCTTCAACTCTCTCAATTAAATGTATATTGGCTTCCGCCATTATCGTTCTCCTCGTATTTGAATCCGTCCATTACTTCGAACGGTGATTTATCCATAGTAGTTCCATCTGAAACAACTACGGTCTGCAATGCAGCCATGCTTGCGGCAGGGCTACTCTTCTGTTTTAAAGCTGTTTGTTGCTCTTTATCATTAAGAGGACGTAAAGCTTTAAAAAATAGTTTAGGGATATCGCTGTTAGCATCAAAACTAACTTGCGTCACCACCGAAATAGAACTCGTCTTATGCCCATGAAGGTACTTTGCATAAGCTTGCATAGGCATGTTACCGTCTTTCGCTTTTCCAAATATAGATGTTGCAGGTATGCGAAGTTGGTAGATAGTGTCCATCTGCTCCTCAAGTACGATAGCCAAACGTTGAGAGTACCTACAAGCTCGGCCACCCCCCTTGCTCGAACCCTTGATGTTTTGCTCACAACTCATACACCTGTGGGCTTGCCGCTGTTTTGACGGTACATCAGGAGAAGGTACTACGGTGTCTGACGACCAACATGTAGGAGCAGATGGATTTGTCGGATCGTACTCTGCCTCATAATAGGTACGAGCCAACTTAGCAGCGTTTACAATAACCACATTTAACAGATCTGCAGTAATACCCACCTGCTCACCGTCAATAGCCCTTTTAAAATGACCATCTCCAAGAGTTATATTGTTAAACGCTGTATCTGACATTAGTGTTCGGATTCCCAACTGCTTCTCTTTTTGGTATCGGTTACAAAGGCCTCTTCCAATTCAGGTAGCTTAAATCGGTAAGACTCACCTATCCTTATATAAGTATCATTAGGTATCTGCCCTTCGATAACCCAACGGCGAACGGTGGTTACATTTACTTGGAAGTAATCTGCTACCACGCTAGTAGTAACGTACTTAGATTCAGTCATTTGTTTTTCCTCACAGAAACAACGTATTCACTGTCCACGTTTAAACCCAAAGGCTGAAGATCAGGGTTCTCTTCTAAGAACTGCTTTACGTTAGTTTGGTTAAGGCGCTTTTCAAAAAATTCGAGAACGTTATGTTTCTTTACAAATTCAAACATAGATTCCCAATCGTTAGTCCAAACGCGTTGCTTGACAGTGCGATAGAACATACCACTGGTAGTTTTAACACTGTCTACCCCTTGGTCCTTGCAATAGTCCAACATAGCAGTCTTTAACTTATCCTGTTGTCTGGATAACTTTTCGTCTGCTTCTTTGAACTCTGCAGACAACTCAGACCTTTTAGTTCTTATTTTTATAAAGGTCTTTAATAATTTATCGACACTAACGGCCATTAATTGTTCTCCACGTTTAGTTACTTTTTCGATATATAGATACTTTTTGCGCCTAGTCAAGTAGTTCTTTATATAAATCGATCATTTTCGTGTGAATGTTAATTCTATCGTCTAATAGACGATAAATGCGCTTTTCCGCGTTTGATCCTGCTATCTGTATAACGGTACACTTATGGTTCTGTCCTGACCTATGCACCCGTGCGTTTGCTTGTGCGTATGTTTCTAGTGATGAGGTTGGCCCCCACCATACGACAGTGTTAGCAGCGGTAAGCGTAACACCATGAGCAGCAGCTTGTGGTTGTATTATCAAAACACGAGGATCAGGATCTGACTGAAAGCGTTGAAATATATCAGTACGCTTATGTGCAGAAACATCTCCTCGTATAATCTCGGACGTGACCCCGTCCTGCAGCAGCCTGTCGGATAGCATATCAATCGTATGTCTAAACGGCACAAATACCAAAACTTTCTGGCTACTTTCATCTATAACTTCTCTCAACACTTGATACCTATTCTTAATATCGAACTGTATCGTATCACCTTCGTCTGTATAGATTGCTCCTGCACTTATCTGTAACAACTTGTTCAGGCTTATAGCAGCATTGGCTGCGGTGACATCTTCACCCGCTACTTGCATGACCATTTGCTTACGTAATGTTTCGTAGTATTTCTTTTGTTGTGCGGTCATTTCAACAATACGTTTAGTATATACCATGTCGGGTAGGTCTAAACATTCTTCTTTTGTGAAACGTATTGCGGGCTGTAACGATTTAAACACCGTGTCTTTGGATGTTTCTTTTGGTTTGTATTTAAATTGTGTTACCTTCCACATTACCATATCACGCCAAGAACCAAAGAACCTTGGTACGGATAAAGGATTGACCATCTTTGCCAAGCCATAGGCATCCAGAGGGCTTTGAGCTGCGGGTGTACCAGTCATCATCCACAGCCAATCATCTTCTCCTATGATTTTGTTGAGCGTCTTCCACCTCTTTGTCTGCACATTCTTATAATGTGTAGCCTCGTCAACTATAAACAGGTCAAACCCACCGTTGGCTATATCGTCCTTTACAATTTCCACACCATCATAGTTTATAATTATAAACTCTGCGCCACTGTTAATAATCTTTTTACGCTTTTCTTTAGGTCCATAAGCAACGTCTACTGTTCTGTGCATGGCAAAAGAAAACAAATCGTTTCTCCAAGCACTGTCCATTATAGATAAAGGACATACGACTAAAACCCTGTTCACTTTGCCTTGCTTCATTAGATAGTCAGCCGCCCATATCGAAGACGCTGTTTTACCCGTGCCTTGTTCATTAAAGCAAAAAGCCTTCTTATTCATAGTGAGAAATGATGCTGTATTTTTCTGATGTTCAAACGGCTTGTACTGTCCGGGCCAGTTGTAACGTCTGGTAATAGGTGACGGCACGTTTATATTTAAACTTTTTAGTTTCAGGGCTTCAAATATACCCCAGTTAACTAGAACTTTATTCATAGACAACTCCTTGCTTTTTGGGATAATAGTCGTAATTTGTTTAGGATTACGGACTTTAAGCAGTAACGCTTTATCCTCTATTATTCTCATGTTGTTCTCCGTGGTAGCTTGTAGCTACTTCTTTTTACGTGGTGGTTTACTCATCTTTCCACCTGCTGCTCTGTTTTTTGACGGACTTTGTAGCTTTACGCCATCTTTATTTGATCCGCCCCTGCTTAGTGCTTTCTTGTGCGCGATGTCTTTACCTTTTCTGTTAACGCCCTTCTTATCTATATTTCTACGAGCGCGTTGTCTTTCCATACGGTCAGCGTGTTCGCCTCTAGATTTTTGTTGCTTATATTCTTTTTTATAAGGTCTAGGTTTGTTTCTATATGGCATTAGTTACTCCCATTATGAGGACATTCCAACACTGGACAATGACGTTTGCATAAACCAGAAGGGCGGGGATTCCACACATCTTTGTCAAACGCTATTTTCATGTTAGCATACTTTGCCAACCATTTCTCCCAAAGAATTGACTCAGAGTCAATTTCATAAGTCTCTTTTATTAAACTCCCTGCAACTACAAAAAGCAAACCCGCTTTTACTTTTGTTACTTCTGGGTAATGTTTAAACACCGAAAGAGCCATGAGTTCTAGCTGTCCTTTATCAGCGTACCTAGATGATCGACCTGTTTTGTAGTCAACCACCCAAGCCACTCTTGCCAATACATCAACTATTATTAGATCAGCTATACCTCTAAACCATACCTTCTTATCAAAAAAACCACAGGGTTCCAGATCTTCAGTTAACCCCAACTTCTTTTCACATAGCTTTACACCCCTCTTATTATTCAGGGCGTTTAGCGTAGGTTCTATAAAACCAAACTTTTTTGATAATGATTTATCTTTGTCTATATAATCTTCACATGCTTTGTGAAACTCAGTGCCATACCGCATAGCTTCTGTCTCTTCAAAAGGATATTCTTTCAAAATCTTTTCGTGGTAAAACTGTTTCGGACACGTTTCAAAAGCTTT